TGATGTAATTGACCGTGCCGCCCCTGATGTCATTGACCGTGCCGCCCCTGATGTAATTGACCGTGCCGCCCCTGATGTCATTGACCGTGCCGCCCCTGATGTCATTGACCGTGCCGCCCCTGATGTAATTGACCGTGCCGCCCCTGATGTCATTGACCGTGCCGCCCCTGATGTAATTGACCGTGCCGCCACACATAGCATTTATGACCATTGTGTGAGCGCATTCAATTTTAGCATTGGGAGCGATTACAAATTGTCCTCCAATCAAAAGCTGAACATCGCCGGAAACGATGATGGATTTGATATAATCCCGCATCTTGTCGGCAACATTCTCTTTCATTTCAGCGTCGAACCATTCCGGCGTCCTGTCCTCGTCAATTTTCAACTTGTAGGTGTCCGGTTGCCATGCCGTGTCTAAATTCGGCGGTGAAAATTCAACGCGAGCAAAATGGAGCATCTTGCCGTCATTGAGTTTGAACATGGTGATTAGTTCGCTGTGTGATTCTGTCCACGGCGACATGATTAAGCGAAAGCCGCCTTTTTCTTTAGCAGATTTCAATACGATTCCAGATTTGAATTGGCACATAGTAGTTTTTGTTTGGTTAATGTTTGCGGTTACTCGTCCCGCAATCTGAAAGCGCGTTAGTCACTTCCGCGCCGCCAAGACTGCTAGAACTTGGCAAAGTTAAATCCATTCATGGTTAAGAACGTAGCCGCTATCCTTGTCGGCGCGTTCGTTGTTGCCTTTGAAAATATCCGGCTCGTGTCATAAACGACACTGAATCCCATATCCATTCCACAGCCGCCGATTTCCAATCCGCCACCGCTCTTTTTGTAGGCGTGACGATAGCCGAGCAGCTTGCAGATGCAGCCAGTAAGGAAAACCATCTTATTTGCCTTAATGGTGTAAAAATCAATCCGGCGAGTCATGCCACTGTTTGAGCAATGGCGAAGGATTGAATAAACAGTTGCGCCGCGTTTGAGCAGCTTGCGAAGCGCATAAGCTGCCTCGTCTTTTTCTGTCATTGGTTTAGCAGTTTTCATTTTGTTTTTCTTTTTTGTTTATTCGGATTGCTCCGAGGGGTTATTTGGTGATGGATTCTAAAATTGTCTTGCTCAAATCATGCCAGCCGCGAGCCTTGCAATAGTCAGCGATTTTTTGCAAGTCTGTCACACTGTCAAAATCAAAGCCTGTGCGCTTGTCAAATTCCTCTATGGCCGCGTTAAATTGTTTCATGGCTTCGGTCATATCATGCAGGCGGGGTCTTGCATTTGTTCCCGCCACTTGTTAAGGCAACGCGCCGCGAATCTCTCACACTGATACTCTCCGGTCATGTCGCCTCTAAATCCGCAAATGGCGTGGCCTAGCTCATGCGCCGCTAAATGCACAAGCGTTTCGAGTTTGCCTTCAATAATCATAGCCGGACAATCGGCGCGATGCTGATAGCGCAAATACTTTTCAAGATAGGTTTTGGCGTGATTTCCAACGCGCAGCAAAACTCGACCTCTCAAAATCTTTCCGGTGTTTCGCGTGGCGCGTCCGCATCGCATATAGCTATTGCAGATGGTCATTTTGAAAATCATTCGCTGTGGCAAATTCCGGTTTAACTTTGCGGCAATCGGTCGAGCTTCGCCAATGCAAAAGCGCACAATCTCCGTTGCCATTTCTGGCGCAATCGGAAAATTCTTCGATATGGCAAACTCTGTTTTCATGTTGCTAATATACTACCATACTATAATTGTATTGCAAGGAAATTATCAATCTAAATTCGTTTGATAATAAACGACTTACGCAGATTGTGAGATTTTTGTTGCATTGCTATTGTTTTTGATTCATATTGTGCCGATGCAAGCAATTAAGAAAAAATACGAACACGCCGGACGGCCAAAGACAGGGCGCAAACTCGCTCGCTATTGGCTCAAAGAATCCACAATCGCAATCATCAGCGAACGCGCCGCGAAAACGAAACATAAGCGCGATGCGGATTATCTTGAAAGCCATTTTGTAAGTCGTTGATAATCAAACGAATTTAAATGTAAAAAAATGTTGATGTGACCTTTTGAGATTTGACGCCGGGCTGCACTTTGTTAATCTAGCGGCATCCGAAACCGGTAATCAGTAGCGATGCCTAACAAACCTGAGTTGACTTTTTGGTCAATTTATGGAAAAGGGGTTACTGATGGAGGGTTTTGTGAACGAATAAAAATATGAGCGACAAATCACATTCACCGGAACGATTTAAGATTTTGCGGGCGATTGACCCTGCAATTATCGGCGGGACTCGTCCTGTCGAAGTCGCTAAAGAAAAAATTCATTTCCCAAACGCTAATGGCGGTTTACGGCTGGTCAATGCAGATGATGTAAGGCAATTAGCACACAACAATGCTAAGAACTTGCTTTCTGTTTTGTCGGCTGCTATTCCTGCTAAGGCGTGAGCACCCCACAGAAATTTAACATCTTATTTAGCGGCAGCGACCAAGCTGACGTTCTTAATTTGTGCCGTTATATTGATGAATTTGGCCATGCTGTCGGCCTTCCCCATCTTGATATAAACATTATAGCGATTACCGGCGTCGTGGGTGTTAATTCCCAATTTCCGTGGGCTGGCGGAATGAATCAATCCAGTCCGTTCAAAAAGGTTGCGGCATTTACGGCAAACTTTGTCACCCAAAAACCAATTTTGACCCAATTTCCAGAAGATAAATTCGGGAAATTGTATAAATGCCAAAATGCAATTATTGCGTATGCGCTGTCCATTGATGCCTTAGAAGGCGCGACAATAAATTGTTCAAAGCGGAATAAGGTCATCGAACTAAAAAATCGAATCAAAATTTCGCAGCATTATTGGTCAGACTTAATGCTCGCATTGGATGCGGCAACGCCTTCCCAGCATTTTGAGTGTATATCCTTAATTTACGAAGCACTAGCCTACAAAGCCAACCCTGACGCCGCATACGATTCAGTTATATAAAGTCGGCAATTCCTTTCCGGTTTACAGATTCAATTAGGGTAACATTGTATATAAGTCCCAAGCACTGTCAATTTTCCTAGTGTCGCAAGAAATCAGGGTCAAATTCAATTCTTGAACTCTCAATTTTATTTCGGGTTTTATAGTTCGATAGAAATGCGGGAAGTTTTCAGTCGGGATTTTGTTTTTTTGGGACAAAATAAAGAGCCTGAATTTAATCTTTATGGGAGCATTCCGGTTTTCTGCGTCCCTGTCTTTTGTCAAAAAGTGGTTGGACAAGCTGGCGATAAGACCCCCAATAATTCCACAAGCGATATTTGTAAGTATGATTTCTGTGGTCATATTTTATCGGGCTTTTCAGGTGCTTTGACGGTCTTAATCGTAAATTATTTTATCTCAAGAAAGAGAAAAGTTGAATTGTCTTAAAAATAAGTCAATCATTCACTTGTGAGCGATAAAAAACCACGCAACAAAGGATTGAGCCTTCACCCGCTCACAGTGAATCAGATCGCTGGCGTGATGCTTTCGACCCCGCCGTTGCCCAAGAAAAAGAAGCGTAAATCTTAACGCGCTATCGCGTCGTTATATTTGAGCCGCTTGCCTTCAATCGCGGCGATAGCCACTTCAAATCGTTCGCCGTCCGTATGTTTCCTTGTGTTCCACCTGAACGCGAACTCATCGCAATATCTAGGCAGATGCTCTTTGGAAACATGATGAAATGCTCCGACTATTCCGCGTTTCATCAGGGAAAAGAACGATTCGCAGTAATTGACGGATGCCCTGCGGCCTTCGAGTGTGATTTTGTTGAAGCCTTCGGTTGAATGGCTCACAACGTCATGGCCTTTGTAATCGGCAAGATTGGCATACGCTGAATGGTTATCGGTGTTGATGATAGCGTCCTTTGACACAAGCTCACGAATACACGCGCCCATATTCTTTTGGGTGACACTGGCAACGACTCTTGTCCTGACTTCTCCACCGCGTTCCACAAGAGCGGCTACGCATGATTTAGAGCTTTTAGACGTGCGAACGTCCGACTTCTTGCCAAAGAACGTCTCATCCACTTCTACGACGCCTTGTAAGAGCCTTTGGTGCGGTTTCATCGCGTGTCTGATGCGATGGGACATGAACCAAGCCGTTTTATACGTCACACCTAACATTCTGTGAAGTTGATGGGATGAAATGGCCTTTTTGCTTGAACCAAGAATAAAGAACGCCATGAGCCATTTGCCAAGCGGGATTTTGCTATCTTCCATGACTGTCCCGACAGTGACAGTGAATTGACGCCAGCACGTTTTACATTTGTATAGCCCTTTACGCGCCGGAACTTTGCTTGTGGCTCTTGGCTTTAATACGTAATGACCCGAACAATTGCAATGAGGGCAAATGATGCCTTTCGGCCAGCGTATTGATTCGAGCAACTCACGCGCCTTGTCGTTGTCTGAATAGTCCTGCGCCAGCTTGGTCAGGTTGATTTCGTCGTTGTCGGGTTGTTCTTTCATGGTGATTATGGGTCAGGTTTTATGGAAGCAGACGAATCAAAATTTCCTCATATGTCTCATCTGAAATTGGGAGTGCGGATTGCTGCCAAGTTATTTCAGGACGGCCAGCTTCTTTCCAATGGGCAAGTAATTTTTCAATCAGCCGGAAAGAAGCAGCACTCTTTCCACCCATATAAACTCGCAGACTTGAGCATTGTTCCAAAGCCTCCAATAACACTGATGCTTTTGGACAACGAGCAAACCATTCCTGTGGAGAACTTAATTGCTCACCAATGCGGCTATCACTGGTTTTTTGATATTCTTTAGCGGCATCTTCTCTTTGCACATGGTTCGTTTAAGGGATAGAGCCATGAATGTCAAGAAAAATACTTGCCTCAATCCCTTTCCCATGCGAAAACTTCCTTGATGTTAGCACCTCCATTTACCGAAGAAACCGCAAAGGAAAAGGGCAGACTTGGCGGAATACAAAGCGGAATTTCAAAGCGAGCCAAGAAACAAGCTTTGATTGCCGCTTGTTCTCCTGACAAAGCCCAAGAGCGAATCCGGCTGCAGATTGATAAAGTTTTGAAATGGATGGAGAACTGCAACAGCCAAGAGCGTTACTCCGAGCTTGCTCAAATGCTCGATAGGCTCTGGAACAAAGCCTTTCCCACGCAAGGCGCAGTCAAATCACGCAGCCGGGCAGATCGCCAGCAACCAGCGCAACCTCTCGAAACACCACAAGAGCCGCCAGCGTGAGACACTACGAAATTTGCGTATTTTCAAACATTTTCTGAAAAAGTGACGAAAGTTATTCACAATTTCAAATCTTCAATATTTGCAATGGTTCGGTGAGTTTCCAACGGAACATAAGCGCACTTGTGTAACTATAATTCGGCCTCTCTTGTGTCCTGTCTTGTGGTGTCGTCTATCCCGCATTTCGCTCCACGATTCGATTTAAGCGTTCTGCCCTACTCTGTCACGTTGCCATGCGTCCGGCTTGTCCTGCGTGAACTGTGGGCGAAAGGGCGAAAGGCTGGTGTTTCTGTGGATGGTAAGGAATCTCTTTTTTCGCTGGCCTGACCGCTCCCACGCCCTGCCGGTGTGAGGGGCTTTTCGGCTCGACGTTTATTCGTTGAGACTCCCATCTTAAAAGAGAACCCTTTTTTGGAGGTTTTCAGGAAGATTTTTCAAGGATGTCTTCTTGTGTGCGGGGTTTCGATAATTCCCCCAGCCGGTCGGCCTTTGGCTGGTTATCCTTCGTGAATCCTCTTGGTTAGCCGGAAGGGTCAAAGTGTGAAACGGCGCGGATTCTCCTTGTGTTACGTTATCGCACGATGCGCTTGGTTATCCCAGCTTCATGCTGGGGCAAGTCGGCCATTTTATTGGTCAACTGCGGCAGCTAGAGCGGTGAAAGAGAAAACCGTCATGCTGTGAAAGCTCATTGCGGCGGCTTTGTCCTTGCGGACGGCATGACGGCAAATTGTATGCAATGACTTTCACGGCGCACATATCGCCTACCCGATAGTGTCTGTCAAATTTATTTTGATTCCGGGTTTTGGATAAGATACAATTTTTACGCTTGCGGGACTCCGGTTATAGCACCGGCCAACTGCTTGCTCGCGCGGCGGATTGATCTACACCGAAAGAAGGTGGGTCTGGTTGGAAGCCGAATCCGCTGCGCTTTAACCAATTTTGGAAAGATACCGGACGACTGGCGAGAGGCGTTATCTCGGACGCACCGAGAATGAACCATTGCAAAACCGTTCGGGAACGTGCGAACCAAATCCTGCCGCGCCATCGGGGACACCGACACGGCAGACCAATTTACCGGGCATTATGCGGTAGCCAGCGCGGGTCGCCTTGCCCGGCCAATTTGTTCTTTGGCTTTCCGGCCTGAAGCCGGGAATAGAAAGGAAAACATGAGAAAACAAATCGGCGATACGGTTACGTTCATTGACGACAAACGCAAGGAACATAACGCGCTGGTGACTGCGGTGTGGAGCGACACTTGCATCAACATCGTTCTGGTGAGCGATGATGAAAGCAAGACCGATCAATACGGGCGTCAACTTGAACGTCACACTTCGGTCAGTCATGCCAGTCTGCAAACGGGTGAAGGCGCACCGTTTGGTATGTGCTGGAAATAGTCGGAACAAAGTAAAAACCGAGCAGGAATTGAAAACACTCTGACTAGGGCAAACACCTGATATTTAATTTCTCGACCGGCTGTTACCTTGACCCCATGAAATCCCTTTTGTCAGCCGTCATCATTTCCGGTGGGAGCGGTGGATTTATTCACGCCATCCTGTTTTTGGTCATCGCCGCAATCATCTTGGGAATCGTCCTTTGGCTCATCTCGCTTGCGCCGTTCATTCCCGCGCCCTTCAAAACCGTCCTTACATGGGTCGTGTATCTGTTTGCGGCCTTGATCCTCATAAATTTCCTGCTCGGATTAACTGGTCATCCGCTGTTTGTTCTGGATTAACCCACTGCATTCCATCAAGCCACTCGTTCCTGTCCTTCACCCAGAAAATATCTCGCACTGGAACAAACCCGTATCTGGTGAGAACATCTGCCAGCCGGTCATTGTGAATCGCCCAGACGTTGATGACATTCGCCTCGGATTTTAATGCGATGATAAAACTCCTGAAATATCCGCTGCCCTCTTTCGTGGCGATGACGGACAACAAATCAACTTGAGTTCCGGTTATTTTTACCAGACCGTCAATGCCATGCGGTGATTTAAATTCGGAATATCCTGTCCCGAAAACTTCGGCGTATTTGCATGGCGAAAGCTGGCCGATAGACTTCATGCCGTCACCACCACTTGATTTGCTGAACATTCGGGACAAGTTGCCGGAATGATTTCAACCTCCGGTCTGGGATTGAAGCACATCGGCGGCATCTTCCAAATTGGAGATTCATCGGCCTTGTGCAATTCCATCTTGCCACAGGGACACTTTTTGATTTGGTTGAAATTCTCACTCATAAATAGTCGGATCGTCAGCCCTCGTCTTGATATTGAAACTGTCACGCATCTGCCAGTAAGCCTCCTCTATGGGTGTTCGCTTGAGGATTGGCGCAGGCTCTTTTTCTGCAACCGGCTCGTCTGTCATGTCGGGAAATTTATCTGTCCGGCAATAGGTCTGCGGCTGGTTATGTTTCAATCGTAGGCCATCAGGTTTGATGAATTTCAGTTTGGTGAATACGGCCATGAAATGTTGAACCGACGAACGGACGGCAGCGACGGCGATAACATCTCTGGTCGTAAATGGCTGTGGCAATAGTGACATGGCTTTTAATAGCTCGCGCTCTCGGTCTGTAAAGGAGCGGGTCATGTTAATTGGGGCGGAGTATGAGAATTGAACTCATCCCTCTGACGTGGAACGCCAGCGTTTCTGCCTTGAAACTTCCTCCGCAATTTATTGTCCAAAATATACAGGAATCGGAATTGTTTGAACTCGCCCTTGATATGCTTGATGCCCGGATACTGCTTTTGAACGAACGCTTTTGAACGAGTCTTATGCCGATGATACATGGAAACAGGATGGATTCTTTCGCCCGAAGGCAAGACATAAAAATCGCAATCCAAAGATTTAAGCTGAATCGCGTTTGTCGCCTTGTAAATCGTTCCCTTGTTTCCCGCGCTTTCGTCGGCGTAAGTGATGATGAATTTTATCCGTGAATGAACGCGCTTGATATAGCTCAACAGCAAACCAATCGTCCGGCTTTCGCTGAATTTTGGTAATTCATCGCTCAACCACATCCGGTCAAACTCACAAAAATTTCCTTCACAAATATCTTCCGAAATTGTGTGCTTCATTTTCGGCCTAATACCGTAACCAAGCTGGATAGCTCCAAGTCCCTCATTCACCAGCATCGAAAGAAATCTGTTTTTGGTTGTCTTATGGCTGTAATGATGCGCCTTGATAATTTCGTCGCATCGGCCAGTTGAATCTTCAACAAGCCGGATAAGGCCATCCGTTATTCCAACCGGACGTTGGCCTATCAAATCGTTGCTGTAAATCAGTTCCCGCATAAAATCAAAATCGCCCCTCACGCACAACAACAGGTGGATTGAACGTGAGGGACTTGAACAGTGTGAGATGAATAGCGAACTGTCCCGACTTCGCCTCAGAAGGTGTGAGCGGCAACTGCGGTAAGACTCCGGCCTGCCGCCCACAGGCGCACTCACTACGCCAACCCAATATGCCGGAGTAAATTTTCATTTCTTATTTCGTTCATCCAATTCTTGAGCCGCTTTCAAATCAGCGGCATGACTTTCCATCCGATGATTTTTGCCGAACAAAACTTTATCGTCTCGCGCCTGCTATTGGCGAACGTCGGCTAATTCTTGTGCGCGTTCTGCTCGTCGGTCGAGGTAGCCGATGTCGTCGCGTTCTTCGGAGAATCTATCCCAATTCATCGCCGCTCCTCTGGTTGTTGTTCTCTGGCTTGCTCCAGATGATTTTTGAGCCGTGGCAGACATCACACTGGAATGTTGTTTCAGTGCTGCTCCATTGGTGGACATCCCCTGCCACCCACGGCGGCTTGCTGACGATTCCCTGCCCGTCGCATTTGGGGCACTTGTGAGGAATTGACGCCAGAGAACCCGCCGTCGCAGCGAATGAGCTTGGCGCTCTTTCGCGGAGACACTGGGCGCACTCATCGGCGCGCAGACAGCTTTCGAGAGTTGTGTGGTTGCAGTCGCTCATCGCTGGACTTTCTCGTTAGGCGTGAGCCGCTCGCTGGCCGTTGCACTGGCCAGCGCCAGCCGCCGCCGTTCTTCGACGAGGTAGCGGCAATCATGCTCACAGAGTTTGAGTTCGCGGATTAGTGGCTCGATGTGGTTTAGAGCATTGCTCCATTTCTTTGCCGCTACCTCTGCCACAAATGCTTCAAAGACTGGTTCAGCCCATTCCACACGCCTCTGCAATTCACCTTCGGCGGCAGGATCGCTTTTCCTCACGCCTAACGGCACAGCTACAGCGCCGGGTTGTCGGTCGCTCGCGCTCCCGCCTAACCCGTCGCTGATGCGGACATCGCTGCGCGACCCTTCACGAGAAGGGCAAATTATGTGATAGCCCGTGTTGCCGTGCTCTTCGTGTTCCGGTGTTATTGGTAATCCGCATTTAGTGCAGTTCATATTTGCCCTTCTCGTTCAGTTGCCGCATAGCTGTGCCGTTCTGATGCTCGCGCATCTGTTTCACGGTGATTTTCTGGAAGTGGTTTTCGATGAAAGCAGCCATCTCCCACGCCCAGCCTGTATCGTATTTGAGCGGGATACCATGCTCGGCTTTGTAGTGCGGCTCGATATGTGCCCGAAGTTTGCAGAGCAGCAGGCGGGCGGCATTGATTCGCTTCGCCTTCCGGTATGCGAGCAGTTCCCGCGTCATGCGCCGGTTGTCGTCGAGTAGTCGAAGGACGACCGCATCAGAACCATGCGCCGGAGCTAACCGCCGGGGCGCTTTCAGTTTGGTAGTGCGTTTCGATTTCATGCTCGTGGATAGTTCGCGGCGGTTAGCTCGGCTTGTCGTTAGAGCAAGTGGCGCAGTTGCTCGCGGATGAGTTTTCCATTTTTTGAGCCGCCAGCGATTATTCTGGCGATTTGTGCTTGGATGGCCTCGACATATTCGGAGCTTTTATGTTCGGTTAGCAGCCGAGCGCGCACGGCATGGTCATACATCACGAGGATTTGATTCTCATCCACATATCCAGCGTGTAGCCCTTCTACGATTCGCGGCAGATGGTTCACGAGGATGTCCTGAATTATCCGGTCGGCACGTTCCTTTGGCGTGATTAGACTATTGTCGTTTTTTGCTCTAACCAGTCGCTGATGCGCAACGTGGCTTGCCCCTTTCGTTTCGGATGCTGTTGATTTACTCATGGTTTTTGGTCTTTCGGTTGTTGGTTTGTTTTTGACGCCACGTTGCATAGCTCGTCATTCGGCGTGCCTGAGATTATGTTGTCGTATCGCATCAGCCCCAGCTTTCGGAGCGCCTTCCCAAATGCCATAGCGCACACTGGCGGGCCTCCGTTGTGTGAGTATCGCCATGCCAGCGGGTATTCTGCGTATGGGAACACAGCGTTCATCAGTTCGTGGTATCCGATTCGCGGTTTCCAAGCAGCCCTGATTCGGTCACACAGGGGACGCCGAACAAAATCACTGCACGCAACCGCCGTTGGCGCTTTGGGTTGTTCGGTAAAGTCTGGTGTGTTCATAGGTTTTTGGTCGCCGGTGCATGAGTTCCGTCGTTTAACCGGCCTCAAAATCACTCCGCGTTTCGTAAAATGTGTCACAACAAATGAAATCCCGCGAATCGTCTCGGTGTCACCCTCTCGAAAAATCGAACCTCCGAAAATTCGCGTCCTTTGAGCGGGCTTGACTGATTTTGATTGTGGTTCAGCGTTCATATCAAGGCTTCACATCCTGTATATCCCATCCGTTTTTAATCTTGCGGACGAGTTTGAATTTTATCCACGGAAATAATCGGGCGACAACAGCCATTTTTACTTTCGCCTGTGGTCTGTAAAATCCTTTCGTTTCGTAACCGATAAGTTCGCCGTCAAATCCGATAGCCCAAAAATCGCAGACATAGCGGCAGTCGTTGCCGATTTTAAGGCTGATGTTTTGCACACCGATCCACGGAAAGTTTAGAAGTTCAAGGTATTTCAGAAAAGCCCGCTCTGTTTTGTTGAGCTTCAATTCGTCAGTTGTTGGATGGCACAGGAAGTTGGTTGTAATCTCAACATTGCTTAAAGCCGCCGAATTTCGATCGCTTTGGGGGTTAGGCGAGGTTTTAACGCCCTGCGACGATGGATAGAGGGTTGGATTTCTCCTGCGAAAGCTCTCTGACGGGTTTATGGGTAAGGTTGGCATGGCTATTTTGCGAGTGATTGGTTGTTGTATTGACCCTTCGGGCAGAGCAATCCAAGTTCACGCGCTTTATCCGGCTCGCGGTTGTGAATCCAGTCTTGGCAATCGTTGCAGACAGCAATCCAAAACGGTTCGTAATTTAACAGACGACCCCTGCGGCCAAATTTGTGATGAACCTGATTTGCGATTACTGGCGGCAAAAGTCTCTCGTGATGACCTTCACAAAACCGAAATGCGCCATCGGAAGGAAACAGCCATTGCTTTGACCTCTTGCGATACCGCGCCTCTTCCGCAGCCCGCTTGGACGTTCGCTTACGAATCGGCCTCTGGCTTCTGGCGATGGGCTTTCGAGCCTTCGGCAATCTCTTGGACGGCTTTTTCAATTGGAATGGTTTAAGGCCGGGATTGCTCACAGTTCCTTGATTTGAACCTTAACAACATTGAGGTGCGTAAATGATTTTTTGAATTGTTTTATTGTCAGTCCGCAATGTCTAAAAACACACTCTCTGCGGGTTGTGAAAAGAGTTGGATAAATAAATACTTTTCCGTTTTTGATGATATAACCAGTGTCAGTTTGTTTCATAATTTTCCTTTCATACGGTTGCAAATGCTGCATTTGTCAATTTCCAGACTATCGAATTTCTACCGCTCTTGGTTTTGCGGCGTTCGCCAGAGTCAACGAGCTTGCCTTTGGTCACAAGTTCGCTGCGTCGAGTGCGAAGGCCGGACTCCGATTGAACCGATACGTTCCTGTCGTCGTTGTAATACTCAATCATTTCTTCATCGGTTAATCCGTCGCTGCCCCCGCGCTTATATTTCAAGAAAATGGCATAAACGTCGTGCTGTTTTAATGTCAAATCGGTAACGCTCGCTGCGGCCTGATGGCTCGTCGTCGGGTCTATCCTTCGTGCGTGGGCGGATTCAAATAAGTCTGGCGCAATCATAATTTTGGTGGTTTTGGTAAAACACAATAATGCGTCCTGTCACTGTCCGCCCATCTTGGAAATCCGTCACCGTGACTCGTGCTGCTGGTATCCCATTTGCCATCACGATAAGAACCAGCGACCACAAATCCTCGTTTAACTAATTTTTTCCGATTTATTTTTATCCATTTCATTTCAACGCCTTTCTTAATTCACGCTCGGCACGTTTGGCCTCGTTCAAATTTTCTCGAATCTGGTTTAGCTTTTTCAAATCAATCAATTCTCCATTATTGATTTTGCCTTGCATCTCGGTCACAAGGCTTTCTGTCCAGCAACAGGCCGCATACAGCTTGCGAAATGATTCAATAGCGTTCATGCGTGGTTGGGAACATCTTCGTCGGCGATAATTCGGTTTTCGCGCTGCTCGAATCTTGTGATTTTCTTCAAAAAAGTCAGGTTCACGCAAACATCGCGTTCCTCATTCCTTTGCTTCCGTAACCACAGGTCAACAAAGTCGGCTTCTTCGGTGCTTTTTTCGTCATCGCGTTCGAGCATCCAGACGCCATCGGCATCCTGCCCGATTGTCCGGCTCTCGCGCAACTTGCCGTCGTCATTCAACTGGCTTAAAGCAATCACCGGCAAATCAAGTTCCATCGCCAAAGATTTCAGGCCGTCCGATATTGCTGATACTTCGCGCTCCCGATTATCGCCCTTGTTCGATCCGCTCGGCTTCACTTTTTGGATGTAATCAACGCCAATGAGTTTGATTCCGTATTGTTGTTTCCAGCGGCGAGCCTTTGCCCGGAGTTGCATCAAATTCAAATCGCCGTTGTGTTCAAAATAAATCGGTGCATTTGAAATCCTGCCAGCGGAATGAGTTATCTTCGGAAAATCGGTTTCACAAATAATCCCATCACGGATATTTCGGAGATTGATTCGCGCATGGGAGCAAATAAATCGGGTCACAAGCGATACGCCGGACATCTCGTAGGTGAAAATTCCGACCGGAAGTTTTTGATCCAAAACGACGTTCTCCACGATATTCATTAACAGGCTCGTCTTTCCAACCGAAGGGTAAGCAGCTACCACAATCAAATCTCCACCGTGCAGGCCGTCCGTTTTCTTGTCGAGGTCGTGGATTCCCGTCGAGATGCCTGAAATCGCGCCCTTGCGTTGCCACAGTTTTTCAATGCGATTGATGGATTCGTGGACAAGTTCTTTTACGCCCGTTTCGGTGTTGCTCACGCGAGATTTTCCAATCGCTAAAATGTCGCGCTCGACTTCATCGCACAGCGCGTCCACTTCACCTTCGTAATCGTAAACGCGTCCGACGACGTCCGTGCAGACCGAAATCATTTTCCGCAGCAAATATTTTTCGCGGACGATGTCGAGGTAATAGGAAAGATTCGCCGCGCTCGGCACGGCGTCCTGTAATTGCGACAGATACGCGATGCCGCCAATCTGATCGAGCAATTGCTTGTTCTTGAGCTTCTGCTGGACGGTGATGATGTCCACCGGCTCGCGCGAATTGAACATCTCCGCGAGCGTTTCGTAAATCGTCTGATGCCGCAAATCGTAAAAAACTTCCTGCCCGCCATCTTTTAATTTCTCGATGCACTCGCCGATGCATTCGTTCGGCGAAAGCAACGCGCAACCCAGCACGCCTTGCTCGGCCTCCGGCGAATGTGGCGGCAAGCGGTCCAAACCGTTCCTCGCGCCGGATGAACGCTGGCGGCGAGTCGCCCTTAAATCGGCGGCTGCGGATTGGTCGGAAACGGAGTCCATTTAGTATTTAGTTGGGTTTTTTGTTGGGCTTGAGGAAGTAAATTTTCTTTCCGAATAATTCTTTTTCCAGTTTGCCGCTGCGCTTATCCAAGACTTCATCGGGTTTTTACCAACCTTCCAGCCGTTCGATTCGTAATAATGAAAAAACTTTTCTGCCTCTGCCATTGGAAGTCCAGTTTCCGAGAAATGAAGTTTTATTTCTTCGAGCGTGGGCTTCACAAACTTTCCGGTCGGGTTCTCGCTCTTTTCTTTTTCACGATGTCGCGCCACCCGCAAATAAACATCGGCCTTTGTTCTGACTGATTCGTATTTTCCCCAATTCAAAATCTTCCAACCCCAATCTCTGTGTTCATCCAATCGCTCCAACCTGCGCCCCTCATGCTCTGGGTCGCGGCTGCTTGGGTCGGGAGATTCCAATTTTGAAATAGCCTCATCCAATAATTCCATTGGGATATTGAGGCGGCGGGATAGAGCCTGACGGGTCATATCCAATATGCCGGTTTTGTGGTCGCAAAGTTTTAGAAAGTCCTCAAAGACATGGCGCACTTTGAAGTCCTCTGCGATTGAGGAGTCCAATATCTGAAGGAACACCCGCGAATAGAGTTGGCTCATTTCTTTCATTGAGTTTTACGGAGTTTAGTTTCGGTGTCAATCTTTTTGTTACATTGTAACGCTGTGTAACGTGTGATGTTATCACCTTGAGTCTGATGTTGATTATGATGTTGTTTGGAAGGGGATGGGAAACCTTTTCCAATCCTCTGCCTTCGCGCGCATCCGGCTTGCCTCGCAATCCAAAAACTCTGTCCGCGCTGATTCCTGTGAATCCCGGCGAATCACGTCAGCTTTGGCCTGATAGGTGTCGGCAATCGCGCCAGCAAGGGCTACGCAGCGTTGGTTGAGGGATTCTGTCATAATCTTTAAGTTCAGGCAACGCCTATAAAAGTTGCGGCTGTGTCTTAATCCACTCACGATATTTAGCTATAACTTCATCACGGTCGCCGTCTTTTCCTATTACAAAAGGATTGCCCCATTTACTGCCGCGACCAATATAAACATCATAGTTTTGATAATATTTATTAGCTACCGTTGTCATGCTCCCTTCTCTTTCTTCGTTGTGGATGCGATTGCGGACTTGATTGACTGTTCCAATTTATCAATTCGTGGGTCACTTCCAGTCATTTTCATTTCACTGTTGATAAACTTAAAAAGTTCATCGTTCTCAATTTTCAAATCCGCACAATTAGCGCGGAGGGTTTCGATATGACCATTCAAGTCAGATAGAAATTCATCGCCAGTTTGTTTCTTTGGATTCCAACCGAAGAACTTTAATCTATATTCTTGCCTCTCAATCTCCTCTTTTAGTGGAGTGGTGACAGAGGTGAGGGCTTCAACTAACAAAGGTAAAATAGTTGCAGGACTCGGAGTATCTGGCGATAAGCACTGACGCGATGCGATATAACATTGCTGCGAAATCTTCTTTGCATACTTCTCCGCCACCCCTTCAAGCTCTACGGGGGAGGGTTCTTGACATTCCGATAATGGCATAGGTTTCATTGGCATACTGCCGTCCGGCAAACAAATATGCTTACCTTCTGTTCCACAACGAGGACATTTCGCCGGACTCTCAATAGGCGGAGTGGGGCGGGTGTTCTTCAATGTGTCTAAATTGATTCGTTCAAAACGTGCAAGTATATCTGCTGCTGAATCGCGTTTGAAATCAATGCGACACCTATTGCATTGCATCTCACCATCGTCGCCATAAAGCGCGGTAATTGGACAGCCATGTCGAAGCCATAATAACTGTCGTAATTCTAGCTCCCCACTCTCCAACAAGGGTGTGGGTGGCGACATTCCTACACTTGAGCTAATAGTATCGCATGACTTTTTACAGACGCGGCAATAAGTATCTCCTAGAGTAGACGAACCCTCTACTCCGGTTGAATAAACATCCGCTCCACAACATTTTGATTTAAGTGCGCTCATAACAAGTTTGGTTTAGGGCATTGGAACGTCGTGATTTTCTTCACCGGATTCGACTCGCTCGATGTAAGAATTTTCCATCGCATCCTCTAAAGCCGAAAACTCTTGCCACGGCTCTGGCGCGATGATTGTGAATTCATCTTGAATGTCGTAACCGCGCCAATTCCCACTTTTCATCGCCAGCGCATACATTTTCAGCGCGTGTTGATACGTCTGCCGACCGATTTGAATAAAATCTTCGGATAACGTCCGGCGTCCGGTTTGATAAGGAGGGTAATTTTCTGACAGAATGAAATTCCAATTCAACCGTTCCTCTCCATCCTCGACCATCTTTGGATTGACTGCGGCCATGTATAAATCCATCCCCCATGCTGCCTGAACATGATACCCGGCAGTAAAGCACCATCTCCCGAATTGCCGAACGCCAGCGTTGCGGGTCGTTTTTAAGTCGCCGACCGTTTTGCGAAATGGCGAATCGTTTTTCGGAACGAGGTCGAGAAGACATTGAACCGGAATTATAAGGCCAGTTTTTTTGTCAAACCATTCTCCGACGACATGAACTTGCTTGTCGCTGCAATTTATGAATTCAGCGATTGTTTCGTCAGACATGAGGCGTTTAGTGGCAGTCAAAGCGTTTTGATAATCTTCGTTACTGATACAGACCAAATCTTTATGGTCTTCGAGCCATTGTTTGCAAACATTGCTATTCCCATTCCACGGCTTGACTCCATCTTTTTCACTTTTGTAAGTCAACGGCTTGACCGCGTAACGCGACTCAAACTGCTCCGGTAACAAAACCAGCGTGTCGAGCAAGTTACCCCAAATCATCGCATCTGAATCTGGCGGGGTGTATCCGTTTTTGTATCTTTCGGGACATTCCAGAAAAAGCCGCGCGCTCGATGAAGACATGACAAACTCCGGCGAACAACGCTCATGTTTTTGCTCATGATAGTTTTCTGGATTTACGCCGACGCCGACGATTTTTGCATTTCGGAACATAATAATTAACTTTTTTTAATTGGATAAATCACAGGGCTTAACGCTTTTTCAACAGAAAGTCCGCGATTCAATCTTGTGGCTATTGTTGTGCGGTGAATCTTTAATTCAAAAGACCATTGCGATAGAGCTTGATTTCTACCATTGAAAATTATTCTCCTGTTTCGGCGCGTGTTTAGAGCCTGTTCTTCAATCGTAGCCCATTTGCAATTTTTTGGGGAATAGCCAAGCGAATTGTTCTTCCGTTCTAGCCAATGGCGTTTTGATGGACGCCGACCCAAATCGTTAATGAAATTTGAAAATGAAACAATCCAACGCTTACAAACTTTTATCCCCCTTCCCCCGTAATGCTTAAAGTCTTTGTCTCTTGGATTTAGGCAGCGTTTTTTCATGGCTATCCAAATGAGATATTCGGGGGCTTTTCCACCACGAAGCGAGCTAAACCCATGCTTAAAACATCTGGCGGCAGTTGAATCATCTCTAAAACAGCCGCAGGATTTTGTTTTTCCAGATATTAACGCATGGGTCGGTATTTTAACCTTTTTACCACATTGGCAAACGCAAAAAACCAATCGGCTTCCGTTTAGATTCTTGCCGGATGCCTTAATTGCTTTTAGCCGACCAAAAACTTTCCCCAATAAAGGTTCGACCGGAATTGCTCGCGCCCTGTTTCTGGCAACTAAAAGCCTTGTTCTCAAATCGCTCATTTTGATTGAAGAATTTGTTTTCTCAATAAATCCATTTCAGTTTTATTGGTTGGAACGTGCGTTAAAGGCCACGATTCAATTGGCTCATCGGGCATCACCCACGATTTGTTTATAGCAAATTCGTGCGCTTTTTCCTTAATATCGGAAAGTTGTTCGAGCATCCATTTTTTAGTGGCTTCTGTAGCCACTCGGCCACTGGTTGACTTTTTCTGCTCGGCGCAATCAGTATCGTCATTAATCAGGGCGATGTTAAAAATGAGCAAAGTCAGATATCGGCGACCGTAAGACATGGTTGATCCGAAGCCATGAGTCGCAGTTTTGTTCAAAGAGCCTTTCATCCCCATCGTGTCAGCCGGGATGTCGCATTGATACGGGCGCGTGTGCGAACCGGCGCGGCCTTTATGTGAAACCGTGCAAGTGATTCGATAATGACCCTGAACCGGACAGTCAGCCGTGCCGAAGGAAAGCGAGAAACCAGCCTTCGTGTAAATTGGGACAACGATTTTCAACAGGCTTTCGAGCCGTGTGTATTTCGAGTTGGTTGACGGATTGGTAGCGTCCCGAAGGATGCGCGGGATTTCAGCCTGCACAGTTTGCATGGCCTCGTTAAATTCAGACTCGGCCTCCTTCGCCAAGATGCGTTCCTGCATCTGCAAAAGGCGTTCCATTTTATCAACGTCAATGTCCTTGTTGGACGCCGCGCGCTCGATGACGGTCAGGATTTGTGAAGCTGTCGCGGAGATTTCAGCGGTATCACGTTTTTGAAGTGCCTGCGTCGGCAATTCGGATTCGTTTGCGTTTTTCATAGATTATTTAGTTTCTTTCAATGCAATTTCAAGTTTGTGAACCGCTTCTCTCGCCGCCTGTTTAACCTGACTATCGCTCGACTGTGCCGCTATCCCGCGCAAAGTCCATTGAGCAAATCCGATGGCTGAACAAAGTTCCAGCCACTTGTCGAAAGACATTTCTTTTTTTTCCATAAATTATTCAGGCAATGGAGCATCGCCGTATTCGATTGCGTTAGCTTGCTCGCGTAATTTGTCAGCAGCAGCCTTCCGCTTCAAATCAACGGTCTTAAAGCCCAGTTTGGCAGTCTCAAAAACACCATCGAATGTTTTACCAAAAAAAACCTGCATTTCTTCTCCAATGATAAGGGTGTAATTTTGAGTGTATTGCTCATCTCTAACAGACCCATTTTCAATTTTCAATTCGAGTGAAATTTTAACAGGATGCTCGCCTTTGAAATGCTCAAACACTTGTCGGGCGAGCGGTTCGAGGGATTGGTTTATGGCGTCCATGATTAAGAATTTTTCTGTTGGAGTTTTCTCATCCTTGATTTCCAGCTTTTTTTGCCAAGTTTGGACATCTTTCGGCTCATCTGGCATTTCGGGCAGTAATCAGGACAACCATCGGACATTTGAGTTTTACAGCCTTGTGTTTTGCAATTTTTCATAAGCAATGGACAAGTATTAAACGAACGAACGAACGAACGCAAGAAAAATCTGAAAGAATCCTACGACTCGGAAAGAATCCAGCAACCATCCCAAAATAAACGCCTATCAGCCTGTTTTGGAAGGATGTTTTGAATCGGAAACCATATTTTCGATGGCGTCCAACAAAAACAAGCTTGGCAGGTTTTTAGAGATTCAATCCCTTCAACGTGAAGCTCTCGGCACAATTTCAACTCCATTTCCAATTTGATTTTTTTAGCCACAGCCTCAACGACGGGATTCCCGCTTTGATTCATTGGACATTTCAGGCAGGTATTGCAGCGATTTTGGGCGAGTTCATTTGAAACCACGGTCGGGTCGTCTCGAAACCATTCCTCAAGGATTTTGAGACCGTCGAGATATTGTTTGATGACACTCACGACTACTCCGCTGGCGGTTCGGATGGTTGAGATTCATCCTTTAAGGCGGCTCTCCCAACTTCGGCAACTGTCTGGACATCTTTGCGGCCTTGTTCGCCGATAAATCCTTGTTCTTTGTGACGGGCTTTTTGGATGTCACCAAGTTCTTTTTGTTTCAGCTTGGCTTTGGTCGTTTCCATCTGGCTTTCAATCTTTGCCGCTGTCGTCGCTTTGATTGCAGCGACTTTAGCTTGAGTCTCATCAGCCATCCCGTTCCCATTTTTCTGCATGGACGAATTGAGTTGAGCGGCCAATTTTTTAATCTCGTTGTTCAACTGGCTCAACTCTTGGGAGAACTCTTTGTAAAGTTCCGCATTGGCAGTATCGTTTTTCATCCCTGAAACCAACTTCATCAGGTAGGCGGCGACATTTTGCAATCCGCCCAACTCCATCATGGATGGAACTTTGGTCGTCTGCTCAATCTTGGCGATATATCCACCACAGAGGCCAAGCAAAGTTTTAATCTGTTGGATGGGATTTAATCCTTCGGGAATCTGTGGGGGTAGTCCGAGCATCATCAACGGGAACGCATTGGCAGCCGCGTTCGCAGAATCAGATATGATATTTTTCTTGGTATTGAAAAATCGTTTTGCTCTTGATGTTCCAATCATTTGAACGGCGGCATCGTGCGCCATTTCCTGTTGCGATTCTGGGTCGGCCAATGCGCGGAGTTGAAGCATATTTTGAGATTCAACCATCGCCATAGTCGGATTACCGTTACCAAGCGGCATATTGATTTCAATGCGCCACTTTTTGACATCCAACCATTCGATAGGATAACCGGCATCCTTGAACATTTTTTGGAAAGCAATCGCATCTTCATCATCCGTTCCTTTGAGGCAGAAACGGCGACAAATCTCTTGGGAAGCGGTTTTTTCAAACGCTTTTGCCAATAACATCATGCCTGAAAGCATGGAATTATTCTGTTGAACTTTTACCCCGACCTCGAAGGCGGTTTGTTCTCTCGCCGTTCCGTTATCAATGTTGCTCGTGTAGGAGGTCGAGGCTTCAGCCTGTAATTGTTTCAATTGTGATAAAGTGCTTTCAGGAAGCGCGGCATCAACTTCCCATCGTTCGGCGGCGGGAATGAAGCTGACTCCGGGCTTTACCACTCCCAAATTTTGAAAAACCTGAATCTGCGCGCGAGCCTTGTCAATCGGATCGGTCACACGAAGTAAAATATTGAACTGGTCGAGGGTATGTTGCAAAAGTCGGCAACGGGTGAAATCCGTCCAATAACAAGGTTCAAACAAAGAAAATCCCAAAGACCGGACTGAATGATAAAGGAGCGGAGTTTTGTTGTTCAAATCTCCAAATTGAACGTGAAGGATTTGACGCCAGCTATCAGCAATAGCTCCCTGACTTTGACAGATAAAATCATCCCCATCTTCAACGATATTTCCAGAAGCGTTGGTATCAGGAACAATTTTTAATCTCCATTTTTTATCATCGTCCTGATGGTAGAAGTGCCAGAGTGAAATCGTTGGCATCGCATCCCCAGACCAATATCCGGCGTTCTGCTTCCGAAGCTCCTCAAATTTTTCAGGCTGTGTGTCCCAAGAATAATTATTTTCCGCCATCGTGGTATTACATTCCTCGATATTTTTCAGGATTGAAGCGACAGACTTTTTGTTCCACTTCCACTTACTCTTAACTTTTGAGAATGCCTTGCGCGAAAGTTCGCCGGGAGTATAGGAGATTCGCACACCGAACCAGACAAGATTTCTGAAACTGACTTCGGTATCGGTGGGAATCCTTAAATCTTCAATTGCTACCGTGCGGGGAATCCAGTTGTATTTATCTTCCCACATCATCGGAGCGATACCATGTGAAGCCCATGCTTTCCATTTTGAGAAATGAACCATGAAGTATTCCATCTGGCGTGAACCGTCCTTCATCAGTTCATTGATTGTCTCGGTGATGAAACCGGACATATCAGCGCGGATTTCTTCCGGTGCTTTCGGGACTGAAACGGTGAAATAAGTATCTTGCGAAGTGAAATTGGTTAAACCCTGACGCGAGGCGTTGGCGAGGGTTATCATAAACTCACCCCACCGATTGTAAATCTTCATCCCCACCCGCTTAGCTTCTTCCTCGTCCATCAGCGGGTCATTATTCGCCGCCTTGTTGATGAGAGTGCGATTACGGCCACGAGCAAATTCGACTTGATCGCCAGCGCGTATAGTCTGTGAAACAAGCTCTGATGTAGACCAATTGGGCATAAATTAAGAGGCTTCGTAAGTTATGTCAAAAATGTCTTTTTTGCACGGATAGATTTCTCCTTTTACGCCAGTGATTAGCATATCGCCGCGATTCATTTTCATCGTTCCTTCTAACGTTGGAATCAGGTAGCAGTCGTCGTTCTCATGTGTGATTGGATGTCCTGCGTAGTCGAACGACCACGGCATTCCGTTGACAATGTTAGCGCCGTTGTTCCGGCCATGCTCCACAAGTTCGTCGAACGTGATGGCTTCGATTATTACTGGTTTTTTTCTGAATTTCATAAATCAAGTTACCTTTGTGGGAGTGCCGCAACTGGCGCACGATTTTTTGACGAACGGATGATTGGCGTGGATGGATTCAAAAGTTTGTTCTTCGGCGCATTGACGGCAATACTTCGGGTCATTGTTCCTGACTTCACAATTGAACTGGTCAACATCTTCGAGGCACTCTGCGAGATTGGCACGCGGTAATTTGTTGGCGATGCGAAAACTGGAAACACTTTTCGCCACCTCCTCGATGAACGGGACAGCGGGGAACGTATGATAGATACCGTGCCTCTGGACATAGAAATAATTGCCCGGAATCGGCTGATTAAAACTTTTCAATATCCATTTCATGTCAATTTTTCAGCGAATCCGATTTTAGATGAATCTTTATCCTGTTAGTCTTGTTTGTCAATGACTTAAAAGACCAGCCTTTATTGCGCCGTTCCAATCGTCCTCCTCTTTCTGAAAGTATTCTTCATCTTTGGGATTATGGTTTTGTGGAGACAGTTTTGATATTTCAAATCCTCTTTGCCTCGCTCCTTCCAAAATTAATGAAGCCCAATCTCCCAAGTCACAACTTTTTCGGATTCTTTTTTTTAATTCCAGCTTTGATTCAACTTCAATCTTGTCATTCTGAACCCTGTCCCATTCGCGGGTGCAAAGCTCGTCAATGACTTCTTGGGGAAGCCCCCTAACTTGGTCGGCCTCAATCGCCAGTCTCAATGAATACCACAACTCGCTTACTCGTTTTGAATAGTGTTCATCGCATCGTTTCAATCTTTTTACACCTGTTTGTTTATCAACAATAAAAGTGTCCATTGAAACAGGACGCAATGATGGAGTTCCGCCAAACTCCACAGGATTACAGTCGTGCGACCAAATTCTTGATAAAGACGTTCCCAGAGAACCCTTTCCGGTAGAGTCGTGAAAGAAATTGGCGGCAGGTATATTGTTTGAGACACAATAATCTTTCTCGTATTGAGAGATTGAATCTTCTTCGGCCATCGGCCTGATTGAATTGATTACCACTGGAACGATATGGGGAAAATGAAATTGAATCCTGACTTTACCATCAGCACATTCACCAAATTCAGCGTGACCACCCACACACCTATCCCCACCGTATGCGCTATCCAGAGCAGCGATATTTGTTCGTGGAGTCCCTTTCCAAATCGCATTGTCCGAAGCGTGAAATTGATTGCACAAATCGCGGGTGATAATCTTTCGGCTTAACTGTGAAATCTTGAAGATTCCTACACACTGGCTGAAATACTCATAACTGTCTTTTCCGAATCCACTGACTGTTTCATCAATTTTTTTAGGACTTACCAAATAGGGATATTTTGCGGGTAGATTTTTGGGATAATCAAAATTAGGAGAATCAGTCCCCACAAGATTGACGCAGCGACCATTGTAAAATTTTGTATCCCATACAACCGTTTTTTTAGGTTCAAGATGGGCTGTCCATCCGTCTTTTGGTTCAGCAGCAATTCCGAGCGGGTCAAGGATGTCGTTTGGATTGCCAAGAATGATTGCTTGGAAATCAATATTGTTGTTCAAGTTTGCGAATGCTGAAAGAAAATTGGGGGACATGGCCGTGCAATCGTCGGCAATCAATCTCATGTGTTTCTGCTTTCTTCCGATCCATTTACCAAGACCGACATTTTTATTTCCTTGAATTGTTGGAACGCACATCACGCCTTTTCGTAAGTCGCGAGCTTTCACTTCATCATCGTATTCATCTTTTTCAAGTTTATCGGTAGTGATACAATGCTTGGAATCCAAAACATATCCCGGCAACCAATCGAATCGTTCTCGCGCCTTTTCGTGGAGCATTTTAATCTCACCCCAGACGCGGCCTTCAAGAGAGCTTAAATCGGTGGAAGAAATAAGAACCAGAGTATCATCAGGAGAAGCGTAGTATTCCAAAAGATATTCCCATCCTGCGACAGCCGTTTTTCCGGTTGAGCCTGCCCCGGCAATGACTGTGACTTTAGCTCCTTCTCGGCGGATTTCTTTGTTGCATAATTCCATCCAGCGATGCCAGTCCAAGTGAGGCCAAACTATTTGAGCAGCGTTTTTGAAGATTTCACTTCTTGAGATGTTTTTTTTCCTTAAAAATTCATCCGACTGTCGCATCATCCAAAATTCGATTTGAATGGGTTCAGAGTTATTCCATATCAGTCCGTATTTTACAAATTTAGCCATTTTTTAATTTCAAAATTGTAGAAACTATTTCTTTTTTTACTTTTAATACGTCATTCAAGACAGAGCTTGCTGAAAATCTTAAAACAGTCCAGCCATTAGAAATCAAAAAATTGTCTTTTTCTAAATCTTTTTTCTTTTGTGATTTCCAATCATGGTAAGACCCGTCCACCTCGACAGCCAACTTTAAGTTCGGCCACGCAGCGTCAATAACATATTGATGAGCTACTTTTTCAAATTTTGAACTTCTTCCTGTATTAATCCTGAAATTGTGAATTGATTCTGGGAAAATTGCCAAAAGAACACTTTCAGAAGGGGTCGGTATTTTGGTATTAAACTTCTTCCATCCCGGAATAAAATTAATTTTAGACTGCCTTTTCCTTCTCAACCTTTCTTGGGGATTTTTCATTATTGCCCTGCTTATGGACAACCCGACAGCCTTCAAATCTTTATTTGAAATCATTTTTCTGACAATTTCTGGCTGTTTCATTTTCCACTTTGCGGCACATGATTTTCCGCAAAAAATTCCACGACTATCTTTTGGGGTAAATGTGTTATGACACTCCTTGCATGACTTGTCGTATTGTTTCAATTTGCATTTTTGGGAACAAAACTTACGATTCGGGTGACACTTTGGCATCGGAGTTTTACAAGATGCGCAAATCTTCATTGCGAAATATTAAGTGTGATTGGAAAATAAATCAACACAATTAGACAGTCCGGTTAACCTTAATTTTTAAGTTGCAAACAATAAATCATATTCTAATGTAGCCTCAAATGAGTTGCTGCCCTAATTGCGGTCAAACGATTGTGGTAGATATTCCCGGAGTTGCCGGGGCTGATGGCGCGGACGGAGCAGCAGGGGCGAATGGAATTAACGCGTTCACATTAACGACAGCCGATTTTGTAATCCCCGCAGCAAGCGCGAATGTTACCGCTCTGGTTGCTAACTCAAGCTGGATGGCCGTCAATCAGATTGTCATAGCCAGCGATGGTTCTAATTTTGGACATTTCAAAGTCATTTCTTTTCCATCATCTTCGGCGGTTGTTTTGGAATTTCAGGATTATGCTGGCGATACGGCGACGGGAAACACAATCTCGGCTGGCGCAACTATTTCTCCGAGCGGTTCTCCGGTTTCATTATCGGCTGCACTTCCAAATTCTTTGACCGACAATTCAACCGGCACGGCGAGCGATACGATTGCGGCAGGGGTTGGGGTTTCGACGTTGACTTTCCATATTGACGCGGCGGTTATCGCTGATGGAGATTTGGTTACGAATTATGTATTGGGTTACAAATTCAAAATCCTTAAATTTGATGTTCGCTGTCTAAAAGCTGTTACTACTGGCGCAAAGGCATCCACGTTAAACCTTGAAATCAACACTACGAATTTAACTGGTGGAGTTGTTTTATTGGCCGGAACTTACGCTTTGGGCGCGGCACAGGCTGGTTCGGCTGTTACTGGAAATAATACCGGAAGCGCAACCGATTCAATCTCAATCGAAGCCTCTGCTACCACCGCATTTGTTGAAGGTCAATTTGAGCTAATAATTTCTGTGCAGAACATGGATTTGGCTGACGCTATTGCTTCATTGGCAGACCATACCAACGATTTAATTTTAGCCCTTCAATAAATGTGGCCGAACAACCCAAAATTATTTACGATGTTTGCACCGCTTTCAAGATGGGGTGCAATAGCGGTGTTGCCGTAGAAGAACTTCCAAAATCACAATGCGCGTTCGCCAACAACGCAACCTTTCGTGGAGATTTTGCAACCGACAGACCTCCCGTTCGTAAAATAAAAGTTTCGGCAGATATTGATTCTCTTTTACAGGACGCATTTAAGCAGGGACTTTTTCAGGGAGCTTCAAATTACAAGCCAGATGGTGGATTTGAACAACTTGCCTGTTCAATCGCGGGAAGATTATTTGTTATCGAACCCAATTCTACGGATGGGGCTACTGGAAAAGAAATCACGATAGCTGGCGACCTTAATTCTGCGAACCTTTCTCCCGTCTGGATGGATCAGGCTGAAAGATGGCTAATCATCAATGACGGTTCAAGTGTTCCCATTTTTTATGATGGAACGAGTTCAAGGCGTTCGGAAGTGGATGTTGTTTTACAGGGAACAACTTCTGCTGATTTTGTAACCCCTCCGATTGGCGGGACGGTTGATATAACTTTGGCCGCACCTTATACCGGACTTCTCAATTCAGTCCTGAATCTTGATGAAGTTGACACCACGGGAAACGTGATTCGGACAGCGCATTTCATGGTGACAAAGGTGAATGGAAACTCTACCGCCTACACGGTTGTATTAAAAAACTTGAGTGACACAGAAGCGACAGAGCCGATTTCAACTCAATTAGTCATCCGCCCTCAAAATCTGGGTTATGTCTCAACTTTTTCGCATCCATCATTTTTTGATTGGTCAACTGAATCGGCTACTCTTACCGCGCCAGTTCCATCTTATGTGGCGATTGGAAATAAAGTTCAGATTGGCGGAGATGGTATTTGGACAATCCAGACAATATCTGCGGACAGAAAAACTTTAGGTCTAAAACAGGATGGAACAAATTTTTCAGGCGCATCTCCAAAAAACGTCATTCTTTTGGGAAGCACATTGCCTGATGCGGTTGCTGGCGTTTTAGGGGCTGATTTTACCGTTCCTCCGATTGGAAGTAATGCTACGGCCAGCCTTGTTTCTGAATATACGAATCTTGATGGACAGATTTTATTTTTGAACAGCGGCCAATATCAGGTCATTTCCCATGCGACCAGTCCTCCGGTAGCCAGTAATTCAGTCACCGTCCAGAATTTGAATGATGATATTTCTACCTCGGTTAAGTCGGGTTCAAAGTTTTACAATCTTCCCGAACTTCCGATTGGTCGAATGGGGACTTACGGGATGGGTCGAGTCGCACAATCCGGTCAATCCGGTATTTCTTTCCTCATGGGTGACATCGTTGGCGGCTCAAGCGGTTCACCAGCTTATGATGAGAGAGACGCAGTTTTGAAAGTGACTGAAAATCTGAAGTTAGCCAATGGCGGTGAATTTAATATCCCAAGTTCGGGCGATACGATAACCGCATTGCTATACACGGCCACGATGGACAAGGCTTTGGGTCAGGGGGCATTACAGATTTTCACAAATAAAAATGTTTTCTCCTGTAACGCTCCGGCAGATAGGACGACTTGGCAGAATCTTACCACTCCGATTGAGACACAATCCTTGAAAGGCGCGGGAGCTTCAAGTCAATGGGCGGTCACGAATGAAAATTCTGATATTCTATTCCGTTGTCCGACCGGCGAACTTCGCTCCATGCTTCTCGCGCAACTCAATTTCAACAAATGGGGGAACACTCCTATCAGTCGTGAAATGCAAAGAGTGATAGTTTCGGAAAACAGGAGCTTTCTTAATTTTGATTCAGCCATTGAATTTGATAATCGCTGGCTGGTAGCAAGCAATCCGGTTCAATCTCCCAATGGAATTTATTGGCAGGGATTGATGGCGATGAATTTTGATACCATTTCATCTTTGCAAGGAAAGTCAGCCTCAATCTTTGACGGGCTTTGGACGGGATTAAATGTATTACAATTAGTCCGGTTCAAGAGCGTTGAACGCGCATTCGCTTTCTGCGTCAACACGGTTGAAAATAAATTGGAGATATGGGAATTTTTACAGACTGGAAGTGAACATTTTGACGACGGTAAAATTCCTATCCCGTGGTCGTTTGAAACCCCTGCGTTTTTCTTGGGGGCGACGACAAAATATCGCGGAACAATTTTGAGATTGGATAACGGCGCGATTTCTGTCCGGGATATAATTGGACGGGTCAATTTCAAGATTCAATACCGAATGGACAATGATTCATGCTGGCATGATTGGCATAAGTGGCCTATTTGCGCGAAACAATCTACCGATCCGAATGTGACTAATCCTCAATATCGAAAGCCGATGAGCTTTGGAAATCCGAGCATGGCCGGATGTAATGTGAATACTGATATGCCGCCAAATCTGGGTGACTTTGCTCAAGTCAGAGTTTTTGTCGAAGGTCATTGTGTCGTCACAAAAATTGAACTGATGGCGAGTTTGCAATCGAGGCCGGATTTCACAACCCCACTTTGCCAAATACAATGAGCGAGAATTGTGACAACATGAGTTGCGACGTTCCGAATAACGCCGTTCAAGATTATCTTTTGGCATACAGCCTGAATCGCGTAGTTGTAAGGAGCGTGGAATATACGACCATAATCAATGGGATTCCCTATACCGTTCCGGCTGATACTTTTTCATATCCATTATCTCCTAATTCGCCACCGCAATCACCGCTCTCATTTCAAGGTTGTCAGAGCATGATAACCGTTCCAATTCCTGTGGGTTCAACTTTTGAACAGATTCAAGCGTTGGTTCAGGGAATGTTGCAACAGGCAGCCGCACAACAAGCCCAATGCGATGCCGCCAGCGGCAGTCCGATAAATCCGCTGCCTCAACCGATTTTTTTAAATCAATCCGTTACTGCGGCCTGTCTTAATTTTCCGGCAGTCAACATTATTGGAAGCCCTAATATCCCGTTTGGAATTGTGTTTGAAAATTTTCAATTCACTGTCACCGAAGGCATTTTTTCGTCCACCATTTCACAACTGGATGCCAACAATAATGCTCTGAATTTTTTACGGCAACTGATTGCCGTCAATGTCGCTAATGGAAATCTTCAATGCGGATGGGTGAACGAACAGCAAACTGTTCCGTGTGAATTCGCGCCTGATTCAACCATAGCGGCCAGAACATACTTCTCTGCTGTTTCTCAAGCTGACGCAAACCAGCAAGCAATAGACGCCGCGACCGCAGCTTGTCCAACGGTTTATTGGAACAATGAACAATCCTACACTTGTTGCGATGGCTCTAACCTGACCGTCCCCGCGCACACTTATCACAGCATTATTTCTCAAGAGGATGCTGATGCGCCGGCTTCCGCAGCTATCGCCGCTTTTCACGCCAATTGCCCCCAATTACCACCAAGCAGTTTTGTTTGGTTTCCGGTTTCTGGTGACTTTTTGGATAAATCAACCATCACGTCAAGTGCCGCCGGTGGAAACGCTTCGATTTCCGCTGATTACACGAGTCCAGACGTATCGGACAATGGATATACAATTGCCGTTCTTACGACACAGGTTTGCAACGACAATCCCCCGCGAAGTTATCACATTGTAATTAACGGCAATGTTTCTGCCTACGGGGTAAATCCAAGCCCATTGGGTAGCTTTGCGAAAATACGGGTCTCGACAAATTTGAGTGTGATTTACGACAGCGCGCCTTCTGTGGGAAGTGTCTTTTATGAAGGAGATTTCTCAACCAGTTTTAGTCCAGATTTTATTTATGTTGCGGTATCGGTTTGTCATGGGGCCACCCATGCCGAAATTTCCGTGGTCATTACGCCTGTAACATAATTTTATTGTCAAAAACCACAAACCGAACGATAGAAAAACCAAATGCTGATTTTGATTGAAAATACAAATTAAATGAGCGATAAGGACATCAGATGATTGTTTTCTCCCAATTGAAGGCGGGCGTATGCGGTCGTATCGCCAATGCCTGTCCCGATAGCACAGAGTTCGCTTTGAAAGCGAATGCAGCCGTTCGACAGTTGATGAATCGCGGCGATTGGTGGAGCAACGTGGCTGTCGTTGATTGCTGTGTGTGCGCGAATGGACTTTTGGTTTGGCCTCGCGGTGTCAGCACAATCCTTGCCCTGAATGTCTGCGGAAATCCCACAGTGATGCAGAATCGTTGGTATAATTTCAGACCAATGGATAGGGAGTATTATCAATGGGGATTGGATCATCAGCGTTACGGTTATTGCGGCGAGATAGTCACTTCAACTTTAGGGACATCTCCGGTGTTCAATCAAATTTTGACCACGGGATTCAAAATAAGAACTTTCATCCGTCAACCCTCGGATGTTGGTAAAAAAATCACTTGGTTCGGAATTGATGGAAACGGCCAAGTTGTCAGAACACAACGTTCAGACGGAACGTGGCAGGACGGAGTTGAGGTCACATTGGCTAATCCTTCGGTGGATACTCCGATGGAATTTCAAAGAGTGACCAGAGTAATAAAAGACCCGACCAATGATGTTCTGGACTGTTATCAATTCAACGTGGCTCAAGGATTCCTTTTGGACTTGGCGCATTATCAACCGAGCGAGACGACGCCGGAATATATCGTCACCAAAATCACCGGACATCGTAGGGGAAATGTGGGTGTGCTTTTGAACAACACCGGAAACGCGCGTGTGACCGCATTGGTGAAATTGAATTTCGTCCCATTCGTATTTGATAACGACGTGGTTCAAATTGATAACGAAGATGCGATACGGGACATGATAATTTCCCTCGAAAAGAAGGAGCAGGGGAACATCGGCGATTCGCAGGCGATGGAATTGAGCGCGATACGAGAAATGAATCGTCAATCGGAAACAAAAATGCCTGAAAACCAGATTGTCTTTGAAAACCAGACGTTTGGTGATACTTGTATCGGCAGTCGTCGAATTTATTGAATTTATGGCTAAATATGCTTCCACCTTCTGCGATGGACAATATCAGAAATTGTCAGATATTTCACTTGAGGAAATAGCTGACTCAAAGCCTTTAGCTTTGTTCCATTTTTTGAAAGTTTTCTCATTTCTAAAACTTGAGATTTTGTCAGCTTGGCATTGTTTTTGCAAAGGATTGGAGTCGGATGAAATCCTTCCGTTTTCCAATTTTTATTTTGCAAAACATTCCAAACACAAGCTTGAGTCACCCCAAATTTATTTGCAATATCCCATTGGGAAATTTTATCTCGATTGCGAATTAACCTTATCTCGTCCGCAATGGCTTGGGTTATTTTTGCATTTCCTTTTACGGTTCTTCCTTTTTTGTGTCGGTCTTTTGAATTGTCTGCATGAGTTCCAAGCCAAAGGTGGTCTGGATTTATACACGCAGGAACGTCGCATTTGTGCAAGACACAAAGATTGTCGGGAATTTCCCCATTATGAACCAAAAAAGAAGCACGGTGAGCGCGAATCCTTTTTCCTTCAAATCTCAACTTTCCATATCCATCGCGGTCTTTTGATGCTTGCCAAATCCAGCAATCACCTATTATTTTACATTGAGCAATTAAACGATATTTTAACGACTTTCCTTTTAGATAAAGCTTTTGCATCCCATAAATTTACAATATCGCTGCCGATACCACAAATATAAAAACCATGTATCAAATTTCACCAACTCCCCAATCCGGTTCAGGCGCATTTGGAAGCGTGCCGGGGGCTATCCAATTGCCGCCAAGCATCTACGACCAACTCAAAGATAACGTGCCGAATTATAGCACGTTGACCTCAACCGCCAGCGGCGATGTTGGAAACGAGCTTGCTGGAAGATTGTCTCCCGAAACGATTAATCTGTTGCAAAACAAAGCGGCCTCAATGGGCGTGGCTAACGGAGTGCCCGGAAGTGGATTTTCAAACAATGCCTATCTCGAAAGTCTTGGTCTGACTTCGGAAGGTCAAATTCATCAAGGATTATTGGATTACAACAATCTGACAGGCACACTTGGTCAGACCCAATTAAATCCTGCTATCGCGGCGGATATTGCGACACAAAATGCGATTGACGCCTCTGCCCCCAATCCGGCTGCGGCGCAAAGTTACGCGCAACAATTGTTCGACAAATACATGAACCAAATGAATCCAAAACCTGCGGCACAGCCGAATGGCGGGAATTATTTCACTCCGGCAGGTTCATCAACCCCGATGCCGTATGCTTCGGCATTTGCATAAAAATCTATGGCGATTATTGCTGACTGGTTAAGGCCACCAGATTTTATAGGAGCGGCAAGAGCCGGAGCTTCTATCGGCCTGTCTCAGGCAGAGATGCACCAACGGGCGGCGGAACACGCGGCGGAATTAGCTTTGAAACGTGATGAACTGTCGGCCAGCATGAGCCGTGCTGCGGCAGAACGCGAACAAGCCGGAAAAGAAAATGATGCGGCGATGGCGTTGAAACAATCTGCATTACAGCAGGCGGGATTACTTGGCGGTGAAAGAATTAAGGCTGACAGGGATATTGCTGACATAAAATCCAATAATGCAGCTGATGCTTTGAGATACAGACAAGGAGTGGCCGACAATCGAAACCTTAACAGGAATTTCCAAAATCTTTTCAAGGAACGGACGGCTAATGATTATTGGGGTGTCGGAAAATATGCAGCAGACGAGAAGCAACGCATCGCAGATGAAAAATTGTCTGCTGCGGAAGCGTTGAAAAACTCTCCCGAACGACTTTTGGTTGAAAGAAACCGATTGGCCGGACTTGATAATCTTGGTGATGTCTCTGGCGTTCGTGAT